GTCGTCATCGTCCTTATTCTTGTCGTCGTCGCCGTCCTCGGCCTTGGCCTTTTTGGACTTGGCGTCATCGTCCTTCTTGTCCTTCTTGTCGTCCTCGTCGTCGTCCTTCTCTTCGGACTTCGACTTGGACTTGTTCTTGTCGTCCTTGTCGTCGTCATCGGAGGCGGCGGCTGAGCGGCCCAGGAATGCGAAGGGTGACGTGAAACGGGACATGATTCTCACTCCGTGAGGGCGTCGAGGACGGCGGCAAACGCCGCATCGGTGGGCATGACGGCGTCGGCGAGGCCCTGTTCGACCGCGGCCTGTCCGAGGAAAACGCCAGCTTCGGTGGCGCGCACCTTGTCTGCGTCGAGCCCGCGGTTGCGGGCCACCAGGGCGACGAACATCTCGCCGAGGCGGTCGACGTCGGCCTGCATGCGGTCGCGGGCGTCGTCGGACAGCGGTGTGGTCGAATAGCTGTCCGACTTCCGGCCGCCGAACTGGATGGTGGTCACCTTCAGCCCGGCCTGTTCCAGCGCGGCCGTGACGTCGAGGTGCATGGTGATGACGCCAATCGAGCCGATGACGGCCGAGCGCGGCGCTAGGATCTTCTCGGCCGCACACGCCAGCGCGTAGGCGGCCGAGCAGGCGCATTCGTCCACGATGGCGGCGACGGGCTTGACGGCCCGCAGCGCGTAGATGTGGTCGGCGAGGTCGAAACACCCAGCCACCTCGCCGCCGGGACTGTCGACGTGCAGCAGGATCGCCCGCACCTCGGCATCAGCGACGGCCAGGTCGAGGCAGGCGCGAATCGTGCCGTAGCTCGTCTGGCCCCACCAGGAATAGGCGTTGCCGTGCACCAGAACGCCCTGGATCGGGATGACAGCGACGCCGTCGACCACCAGGAACGGGCGCCGGTCGCGGCCCTCGTCGCGCTCCATCAGCGCTTTGGGCGGTTCGGCGCCGTCGAGCAGCCGAAAGCGGTCGAGCAGCGCGCGGGCGTGGGCCGGCAGGAGCGCCAGCGGCCGGTAGAGCAAGCCTTCGACCGACATCACTGCGCCTCGGGCTTCTTCGCGACGGCAGCCGCGGCGACCTGGCCACCCCACTCCGGGACCGGGATGCCAAGTTCCTTGAACATGTGGATCTCGGCGGCCCGCTGTTCCAGCACTTCCTCGTAGTCGAGGCCCTGCTCGGCGCAGGCCTCTTCCAGCGTGCCAAGGGCAGCGTCCATGCCGAGCAGCACGCCAGTGCGCTCCGCCACCGGGTCGACCCAACCCATCGGCGGGCCGAGCCAACGGCAGCGCGAGTAGGCCCCGCGGCACTCGGCGAAGTCCTCTGGCACCACGCCGCGCGGGAGCGGCAGGTCATCGACCGCCATCGACTCCTCGAGCCAGGATGTGCGGACCGGACCGGCGAAGCTGTGCGAGAAGTCGTCCCGGCGCCGGTTCAGCGTCTTCCAGGCTTCGAGCAGCGCGGCGCGTGCCGAGCTGTAGTTCACCGACCCGTAGTTGTTCGACACCTGCTGGTCGGAGAGGCCGAGGCCGCTCGCCACGTTACGCAGCACCGCACCCTCGAAGGCGGCGAAGTTGCCGTTGGGGCGCGCCGGGGCAATGGCCTTGATCTCCTCACCCGGGTAGACGACCGGGATGCGGGCGCCGCCGAGCATCAACGGGGCTTGGTCGTGAAACTCGGATCGCCCCTGCTGGTAGGCGTTGATCTCTTCCCCGTCGCTCAGCGCGTCCTTCACGAGCTCCGGGTCGAAGGGGGACTCGACATAGGCGGCGAAGATCGCGTTGATGACCGCCGCGTCGAGCTCCACCCCGTCGTATTTGGCCAGCATCTTCAGGCGCTGAAGCACGGGGGCGAAGATGCCGGCGCCACCGCGATGTTGCGTCGCCCGGTCGCCGTCGAAGTCGTGCACGACGATGTGCCGGCCCCACTTCGTTTCGCGCGGTACCCGCTCCCAGGTGACCGACTTCGCGGCACTCCACCAATCGCCCATGTGGGCTTTGCGGATGTGGTAGGCGACCGCCGCCTGGGTATCCTCCTCGATCTCGACGCCGCCGCGCATCGTGGCGCTGTCGAAGAGCTGCTGCGGGTTCGACAGGCGGTCGGGGTCGACGAGCTGCACCGTCGTGGCGTAGCGGGCCCTGCCCTTCCCGACCCGGCGCGGCAACCACAACATGATGGCCAGCGCGTCGCCGTCCACGATCTTGTGGCGGAACGCGGTGCGCATCAGCTGGCCGAACGTCTGGTTCCGGGCGGCGTCGCAGTAGAGCTGTTCGTCGTTGGCCCAGGTCCGCCAGTTGGCGTCGACCGCGCGGCCGAACTCCTTGGCCCATACCGCGTCGAAGGCCGCGTTGCCCGTATAGTGCGCGAGGTAGCGATAGTCGGGTTTCGACAGCGGCCGAAGGTTCGGCCCGACCGCGTTGTCGACGATGCGCGTGACCGCGCCCGAGGCCCATCCGTCGTTGCGCACCATGTCCCGCACGCGCGACACGATGCGGTCGCGGTACGGGTTGAGCTCACCGTCGGCGCTGTAGAGCCCTGGTGTCCAGGCGGCCATGTGCTGGCCGTAGATGTCCGCGGCGTCGTAGGGCGCGCCGCCGTAGTTGCCGCGGCCACCGTTCAGCGCCTGGGGCCGGGGGGGGCCCGGGGTGGCCCGAGGCGTCGCCGGCGGCAGCGGACGACCATCGGGCCCGAGCAGGGCGACAGCGCTCACCGGAACATCGGCCGGATGGCGCGGCGCCGCTGCCCGCGACCGAGCGACATCAGCAGGAGGTCGATCCAGTTCGACAGTCGAGACGCGTCGGAGGCTGCGAAGGCGACGCTCTTGCCCTCATAGGACACGCTCACGGGCTTGCCGCCGGTCATCAGCTCGGCATAGGCCGTCTGCGCCTGGACGAGCCACGCCTGGCGCTGCAGCACGGTGGTGCCCGCCAGCATGGACGTGTCGAGGTTAAAGTTCATCGGGCCAGCTTGCTCGCTATCGACCGACGCTTCGGAGCGTCCGGTCGGATGACCTGGGGGCCGGTCGGCTGCGGGGCCTGCGCAGGCGTGATGACGGCCGGCGCCGAATTATTTTCCACACTTGGCGAGACGGCCGGGGTGGTAGCCTCGGACTCGGCCGGCTCCGGCTCGACCTCGACAGGCGCTTTTCCGAGCGCCACGGCCCTGCCGCTCATCGCCTGCAGGCCTGTGACGGCCACGTAGGCGTAAACCCAGCAGACACCGACCTCGCGGACGCCACGCTTCTCCCACTCCATGTGGCCCTTGACGACGATCAGCTTCTCTCGGGTCAGCTGCTCGAAAAACTCGATGTCGATCGGGCGCGAGCCCTTGGCGCCGTCGTGCGGGAAATGCACGAAGCGGGCACCCACGCGGTCGATAGCGAGCGAGCCATAGGCCCAGTCGCGCGCCGCGTTGCCGCCGATGCCGTAGGACACCGAGTTGAGCTTGCCGGTGGGCGTGCGCGGCCAGATGTTGCCGCGGCGGCCCTGCGTTTCCGACCGGCCCTTGATGGCCCACACGCGACGGGCGTGGCGCTCGTTGCAGAACGCGTAGGTCTCCGCGGTGTGGTGGCCACCCGAGTCGATCGCGGCGCATCGGACCCGAAGGACGGTGCCGTCTGCCTTGGTGAACTCGCGTTTGAGCAAGAGGTCGAGCGCCTGCCACACGCCGGGCTCGGCCGGGTCGCCGGGCAGGACGAAGTGACCGATCAGGGCAGCCTCGAGCCCGGCACCCCAGCCGTAAACAGAGGCCTCGATGCGGGCGTTCTGCCCCGACTGCACGTCGCCGCCGAGCGACAGGAACTTGACCCAGGCCGGCACCTCGGCACCGTAGTCTTCGGCCCGCTCCAGGAACTTGCCGGCCTTGATCTCCTGCCCGTAGCTCGCCCGGTAGGTCCGGCCGAGGCGGAGGTTGACGAAGGGCTGGACCAGCGTGGCCGGGTCGGCCTGGGCGTCGAGCCATTCCTTGACGATGACCGGCCACGCCGCGTTCACGTCAAGCGACATGCCGGTCCACAGGTGGAAGCCCGGGTGGTCGCCGTCCGGGTTCGTGGCGCGCCACTCGCCGTGGTCGTCCATCCAAGCCTTGTCGGCTTCCTGGACGATGCAGCCGCAGGTGCCGACGTACCAGACCGACGCGAGCTTGCCGGCTTCGTCGACCTCCCACTTCATGCCGTGAGGCACGTCCTTGCCGCCCCAGTCGAGGTACTGCCAGCCGTCGAGTTCGCCCGTAGCCTCCGAGCACTGCCGGCACGGTACGAAGTAGCGCCGTTGGTCCGACTTCGCCCAGCGCTTGGCGATGCGGGACGTCTCCTCCAGCAGCGGAGTGCCGCCGACGACGAGGCGTCGGTCCCAGAATTTCTCGCCACGGGTCCAGAACAGAGCCAGCTTGTCGCCCTGGCTCTTGTAGTCAGGCGTCCAACCGTCGGCGTCGTATTCGTCGGCGAACAGGAACTTGGCGCCGTAGCGTCGGAAGGCGTCGTCGGCCGCGGCCCCGACGATGCGGGTCGAGGCGCCGTTCGACAGCTTGAAGAAGGTCGACTTGTCTTGCTTCTCGCCTCGTCGGACCGGCCGCATCATGCGCCGGAGCACCGGGGTTTCGCGCAGCATGGGCGCGATCTCGGTGCCGCCGAAGTCCTCCGCATCTTCCTTCACCGGCTGAGCGATGGCGCAGAGCGAGGGGTCGTGGTGCATGTGGTAGCCGATGGCCAGCGTGGCACACCGGGTGTAGCCGACGCGGGCCGCTTTCATCACCGTGAGCTGCGGCACCGTTGGGTCGCACATCGCGTCGAGCAGGCCGCGCTGGTAGCCGTAGAGCGTGACCGGGCCCGAGTCGGCGCCGGGTGTCTTCGGGATGCGGCCGTACTTCTCCGCCCATTCCGACCCCGTCATGCGGGGCGGCGTCATCAGGGCGGTCCCGAACAACCCTAAGACGGTGCGGCGCATCTCGCGCCGGCCGGCGCCGTAGTGGCCCGGCCGGTGGCGCTCAATCCTCGCCGCTATCGCCTTCGTCTTCGTCAGGCTCACCGGCCCACCTTTCGCGCAGGTCCGCTTCCGCCGCGGCGAACACGTCGTTGACGGCCTTCTGGCAGAAGTCCCGGATCTCGGCCGGCCGTGTCATGGCTGCGGTCCGGTTGGCGATCTTCGCGCCGACATTCGACAGGCCCGAGCGCAGCGCCTGGCAGAAATCTGACAGCATGCTCTCGCCGTCGAAGCGGGACATGACGGACTTCAGATCCTCGTCGGCCGCCACCTCGGCGCTGATCGCGTTCGCCACGGCGCGCCGGCGGTCGGCCTCGTCGCGACTGACCTTGCCGTCGTCACCTTCGACGCTCGACACAGCATCGGCGACGGCGCGCTTGATGCGCCAATCGATGACGTCCGGGATCGAGATCTCCCACTCGCGGCCACGATCGCGATCCGCTTTCGAGACGACGGGACAGCCCTGGTCGATCCACTTTGACAGCGTGTTGCGGTGAACGCCGAAAGTCGCAGCGGCCTGGACGAGGCTGACAGCTTTGGTCACGTTGCCTCGATCAGATTGTTACGCGCGCGTCACAGGAAAAGTGCAGCCCCGAAGCCATGTTCTGTAAGCATATCAACAAGATGGCTTGTGGGATGCTGACGCTGCCACCCATGCAAAAATGTTGTAGACGGATGCCGATTGCCGTCGTGCGTGTCCCTCAAAAGGGGCACCCCGCCAGGAAGGACCCACGACTTTTCCATCGCATTTCGTGATGTGTGGCCGATACGACACATGCGTTGGAAGCATGGCTCGGGATGGTCAGCGGCCTCGTGGTGCATGCCGCCCTGGTCGCGGCCAGCCCTCGCGCCTAGACGAACCCCTTCCCGGCATTCCTCCTGAACATGTCGCCCGTCTCGGTGTAGCCGCGCGTGGTGTCGAGCTTGGCATGTCGGAGTTGCCCGGCGATCGACTGCAGATCGGCGCCAGCTTCATCGGCGGATGTCGCGAAGCCGCGGCGGCACGAGTGGCCGCTGAACAGCTTCGGGTCGAGCCCGACCGCCTCGACGCGTCGTTTCAGCATGCGAGCGAACGATCCACCGTCGAGCGGCGTGTCCAAGATCTTGCCGCGGTCGCAGCCGCGGAACAGCGGACCCGATCCGATCCCGGCGGCGTCGATCCAAGCCTGCACGGCCTGGGGCACCTTCAGCTTGCCGTCGACGACGGCGACCTTGTGCCCCCTGCCTTGCTGATCGGTCTTCGAGCGCCGCAGCGTGAGCAACAGCCCGCGAGGGTGTTGCTCGACGTCGTCCCTGTCGAGGCCGACGAGCTCGGATCGGCGGAGCGCGGCGCCGAAGCACAACGCGATCATGGCTCGATCGCGGATGCCGGTGAGATCGGGGCCGATCCTGCGCAGCACCTTGGCGACGAGGTCGACGGTCAGGGCCGCCTTCTTCCGCGGCGCCCTGCCGAGCGTGCGCCGGATGCCCGCCAGGACGGTGCGTACCTCCTCGCGGGCGGTGGGTGTGTCCTGCCCCTTGGCGCGATGCAACGCCGTGATAGCGGCGACGCGGCGGTCGACGGTCGAGACCGACAACCCGCGCCCGACGAGAGCGGTGACGTAGCGACACACGGTGCGGGGCTCGGCCGGCACGGGCGCGACTCCCTGCCCCACGCACCAAGCGATGAAGTCGCGGGCGTCGGAGCGGTAGGCGCGGCGGGTGGCGGCCGACTTGGCCGATGCCGCGAAGGCGTCGACTGCGTCGTCCAGATCGTCGCGTTGGTGGTCAAGGACGAGGTCGGCGCCCGCAGGCGCGACGAGCGCGGTGCCGGGCATGACGGGGTCCAGAAACAGAAAGACCGCCTCGGGAGCACCGGGCGGTCATGTGGTAATCTACTCGTGAAATCAGGATTGACGCATTCGCTGCCGCACGTCAAGCCCCACCTGCCTGCGCGGCACCGTAAATGGCGCCATATCGGACAAGCTCGGCAGCACCGACGGCGCGACCTCACCCTCGATCCAGGGCCGCGCGGTGCGGCGCGTCGGGGTGAGGCGAACCGCCGTGAGACGCGGTGCCAAGTCGGACGCGAGGGCGTCGAGCGCGGCGTGCCACAGCTCGTATTCCGCACGAGCACGGATCGCGGGTTCAGGGTCGGGGTCGAGGTAGAGCTTGCGGTAGGCGTCGCCGCAGGGGCGATGCGCCGTGTGGTCGTAGCCGTCTTCCTCGACCTCATGCGACACGTCGCGGCCGTCGGACGTCTTCGACCACACGAGACGCGTCACGAAGTACCGCGGCTTGCCGTTCTGGTGCGAGACGATCTTCACCACGGGAGCAATCGCCCGCCAATCCGGGGCGCCGCCCGATAGGGCGTAGCGCTGCACCACGAATGACGGGCGCAGGCCGTACAGACGACGGTCGCCCTGCAGGTCGCGCCGAACTTTCGTGACGGCGACCTGCACGAGCCGCGTCACCTCGGGCGACAGGTCGTCCATCTCGGCCAGCGGTTTCCAGTCCTCGGGCAGGTCAAGCACCGCCTCGTCGAGCTTGCCGACCGCGTCGCCGATCATGATCGCGTCGGGGTGGGGCGGCCGATCGGCGCCGGGCTGGTGGAGGACGCCGAAGCAGTTGGTCGGCATGTCGATCAGCGCTTGGGTCGTCGTAGCCGGCTCGCGGCGCGGGCCGAGGAAGCTGCCCCCTCCCGCCCCGTCCATCTCGTCGCGGTTCAGCGCCCCGACCTTCGGCAGCTCGTCGCGATAGGCCCAACGCAGCGCTGCCTCAATGTCCATGGTGGCCTGCAGACAGGATCGGAACGTGGAGGTCACCATGGGCGCGTCCTCGTGCTGGGGGAGATGTAGCTGTAGCATGAAAGTGTAGCCGAGGCATCAAATCTGCATCTCGAACTGACCCGCGGCCTTTGCGCGCCGCGTCTCGACCTTCACCGTCGCGCCCTTTCGGCTGGTGATGGTGCGGCGCTCGACAGGCTTGGCGGCTCCCTTCAACGAAGCGCCAAACACCGCCTCGGCGAGGTCGCGCGGCGTCGCGGATTGCTGGTGCGGCAGGGCCGCCAGCCGCACGGGCGCCGGCACCGCTCCCACCACCCGCATCCGCCCCACACCCTCGATGCGCCCCGCCATGCGCCGCAGCCATATGAACAGCTCGGCCGGGTCACGGATGCAGTCGCGTGGCACGTCGCGCATATCCCGCACGATGGCACCGAGCGCCGACAGCACGGCGGGCGGCAGGGGTGCCGAGGGCGGCTCGACAAGGCGCGGGCTGCGGCGGCGCACGACCTCGACGACGGGCGTCTTCATCGGTCGCCCCGCCAGTCCAGCAGCTCATACCGGCTGGACTCCTTGTTGAACGCCATCGAGACGTGGCCCTTCGCGCCGGTCTCCTCGAACCGCACCTTGGCGATGCGGATCACCGTCTCGTTGATGGCCTCGTCGGGCCTGTGCACGATCACGATGTGGTCGGGCTTGTTGTACCAGTGGGCCGAGCCCTCGACGTCGTAGGGCGTCGGCATGCGGCCCTTGCCATCCTCGCCGACGGCCTTCGTTGGGTGCGCCACCACGATCACCACCACCTGGCGCTGCTTGGCGAAGCGCTTCAGCATGCGGATGGCGCGACCGATGTAGTCGGGCGTGCTCTCGTGCGGCCCGCGGCTGTGCTCGACCTCGTTCCACGGGTCGATCACCAGCACGTCGAGCCCGTCGCGCTGGTGGATCTCCTCGGCGCGCTCGACGACCCACGACAAGGTCGTTTCCTCATTCAGGTCCTCCACGCTGCCGTCGATGAAGCGGAAGTTCCACTCGATGAAAGCGTCGGCCCGCGCCGCGTCGTGATCGCCGACGGGCGGCCGGCGCAGGTGGATGCGGCGGATCTTGTCGCGGTACTGCGGGACGATCGGCATCTCGGGCGAGAAGATCGCGGCGCGCCAGCCGTAGGTCTCGGCGAGGTTCACCAGCAGGTGGGTGACGAAGGTCGATTTGCCGTGGTTCGGGATGCCGGTGACGACGATGAACTCGCCCGCGAAGAGCTGCATGTTGCCGTCGAGCGTCCGCCACCCGGTCTTGTAGGTCACGAGGTCGGGCACCGGCGGGTAGTCGCTGAGCTTGTAGGCGCCCTTCAGCGGGTAGTGCTTCGCCCCGTCCAGCACCGCCGCGACGGCCTCACCGCCGTGCTCGCGAAGCACGTCGTTCAGGTCCTTGCAGCCCGCAGGGTAGGTCACGAAACTGCACCGCGCGGCACCCAGGCGGCGAACCAGCTCGGCCGCGAGGCGCCGGCCAGGCGGGTCGTTGTCGACGGCCAGGATGATGCGCTTCACCAACCGCAGCCGCTCACGGTTGCGGAACACGAACTCGAACTTGCCGGTCGGCTCGCGCTCCGGGTCGTCGGGCGGCAGCGCCTCCGGATCCTCGCCAGCCTTCACCGACGGCGCGCCGTCCGGCACCGACACGGTGGTGGGGAAGCCGCAGTCGATCGCCGTCAAGGCATCGATCTCGCCCTCGGTGATGACGAGCGGCAGCGCGCCGGTGGCCAGGCCAGGGTCGTCGAGGACGTCTGCGTTCCAGAACGTCCGCACGCCCCCTGCCCGCTGCCAGAACCGTTTGCCGGGCGCCCGGTACTTCTCCGCCACCACCTCGCCGCGGTCGATGAACGGGAAGGCGACGACGCTGCCGGCCTCGTCGGGCTCGAACCCGCCGCCCTCGACCGCCCTACCGGTATAGATCCCGAAGCGAGCCGCGGTTTCGAGGCTGAGGCCACGCCCTTCGAGCGCCGTCGCGCCCTTCGGGCCGAGAACGTGGAGCGTCATAGAATTTGCCCCCGGACCAGCCGCAGTTGTGGCAGTGCCAACGCACGCCCTGCCGGTCGATGCCGACGGAGAGACAGGGGTCGCGGCGGTTCTTGCGTGTGCTCGAGCATTGCGGACAGGTCGTCTTATGGTTGCCGTCGTTGTCGCGCCGGAGGCGGATGCCCGCCTCGCTGATGATCTCGGAGGCGGTCGTCATATCGACCGGTCGTAGAGCTGCCCGGCCGGCAGGCCGGTGTCGTCGCCGCGGATGATCCGGGCGAGATATTCCCGAGCGTTGTGCTTGGTCGATGCCGTCTCGATTGCGGACCGAGCCAGAGCGACGTTGCTGCCCTTCGCCTTGAGCAACTTCGCGATCTGCCCACCAGCGTTGGTGCCCAGCACCTCCCTGCCCCGTGCGAACAGATCACGCTCGGCCGCCGATGGATCGGAGGAGGCAGGATGCTCGGCCGGGGCTGGCGCGGGTTCGGTCAACCCGAGAGGCGGGGGCGGGTCGAGCACGGATCGAAACGGCGGGAGCCCGCCCGAGGCAGGGTCCGGGAGCGGGCTCGGCCCGCCGTCCTTTAGGACGGAATATATATCCCTCTCCTTCTCCCTCTCCTTCTCCCTTGCGACCCCGTCGAGAGTACCGTCGGCGTCCCGCGTTTCTCCCGCCGGGAGCCCTGTGGGATCGCTATGGGATCCCTTGTGCAGACGTTTCTTCACCAGCCAGGACTGCGGCATGAGTGCTGCGATCAGGGTGCGGCACCGCTCCATTTCAGTGTCGAAGGGCTTCGGATCGAAGGCCAACTTGTGACGCTTGGCATTGCCTGCCGCGCTGAGCCTGCGGCTGTTGAGCCGCTGCATCCAGGCGTCCAGCGCCCTCTCGGCCACCACGGGGTGATAGAGGCGACCGTCGGAACACGAGACCCAGCCGCGCATCACATCGGCTTTGACCTTCTTCCACGCCTGCGGCGCGCACATCGCGAGGTCGGCCAGCACGTCGTCGTCGTTCTCCAGCGACGACGCTGGCCGGGCGTGCCAGGACGCCGTCCATAGGTTCAGCATGTAGAAGGCGAGTTCTGGCTTACGCTTGCAGGCGAGCCAGGCGCGAGACTGCTTCAGTCGTGCGATCATGATGGGCATGAACGGGAAGTCGGTGAGGTCGACCTCCGCAGGCACCAAAGGGTCGGATGTGGACATCAGCGCTGGTCACCCTGGGCGTCGTTCGCGGCGTCGGGCGGAACGGCCTCATCCTCGTCCATGGGCAGGATGCCGAGCCCCTGGAGTTCGGCGCGGTTCGCGTCCACCGCAATTGCAATGAAGCGGGGCCAATCGAGAGCCCAGGCGAAGTCGATGACGAAAATCGGCGCGGTCGCGGCGGCAGTCAGCACCGCCCCCTCGACAAGGTCTATGCCGTCGAGCCCGCCACACCCCTTGAGGTCGTCGAGCGCGCGCAATCGCGCCATCACGGCGGCCGATGCTCTATCGCCCCATTCCGGCCAGCAAGCGCGCAGGAATGCCAGTTGTGTCGTGTCTGGCGCGTCCGATCCCGCGTAGAACCGCGCGTGATCCTCACGGGCGATATTCCCCGCCGACATCTGCTCCGGCGTGACCTCAGTAGCCTGCAGCGCCTTTTCCCAATTCATGACCCTGCACTCCGGCGTTGGTCGAGCGCCGAGCGTCCCGGCGGCGGTGTTCCGGGTAGGTCGATGACGTGCTGAGCCTGCGGTCGCGGCGCCGGAATGGGCGCAGCGGAATCGCGGTCGCGAAGACGGCCCGCCACAGAGGGTGCGGACGCCTGATAAGCGCCCTTCCCGGGCGCTCGATCGGGTTTGGATTCAGTCTCGGCAGGCCCTGGCGAGGTGGTGCTCTGCGGCGCCGGTTTCGACTCCAAGCCATTGGCGACA